ACAGCATTTCGTGCACCTCTTTCATTCTACTTCTAGGCCCCTATTATACCACAATCAAAAAACCGTTTCTATCATTGCACGATACGCTTCCGATAGTTGCAAAATCGCGCATTTTAGAAAAATATCGTTTCCGTCATTTTTCAATCATTGAAAAAAGTCGTATTCAAAATCGTATTCATTGCCCGCATAATTGAGAGAACGAGCCCGAGGGCTTTTTTTATTGCCGTTATAATAGACAATCTCGAAAATTGCCGTTATAAACACAAAAAAGCCCTCCCGAAATGGGAGGGTTGAATCATCTTATAAAGTTTCTGGCCACGGATCGTCTGTGGTATACGACATATTAGTAAATCGTAAATCTCCGATATCTCTGTCTGTTGGTACGGGATCATCGAATTGTAAGCGTAGCTGGTTACCGTCACCCGGCCCACCTAAATAAAAAGTGCCAAGGCGTTTACCCTTGTCGTTTGTCATAATACCAAGTTTTGAGCTAGTCGCACGAAAACCGACGGGTATACCACCGACATTTAAGATCACTACGTTACGCTCACGGTCTGACCCTTGAGGAACGTAGCTGGGCGCACCTCGTCTTACGATTCCGAACCAGCCCCAAGAGAGACCACCAAAACCAATCTCTACTGTGGAATTTACACGTCTAAACTCAACATATGCATTAGTTTGATTTGAGTTGATGTTTCTTGGCTTGTGTTTGACCTCACCAAACAGTACAAACCAAGCGTTAGATCCAGTTCCAGCGGTTTTTTTGATCCATTTAACCGCTCCATTTTTCGCTGTGGTATCGGTATATATTGTACCGACATCTGCATTCAGATTGTACGGAAAGCCTTGACCTTTTAATTCCGTGCTTGCACTGCTTCCAGCGCTACGTTTCAATTCTTCAAGATCATTCTTGCTTGCAAGTTGACTGGTGTCAATCGTTGGCATTTTAGAGCGAGTGACAAACGGGTCACCACCGTTTTTTAGTTTGTCGTCAATAAGAGCGTCCAGACCTAATTCAAGGTGTTTCTCCTTGATGTTGGTGGTCATTTGGTTTTGAAGCGCTGTGTAAGTTGGAAACAACTCATACGCTTTATCAGTTTTTAAACTGTTAGTCTGTAAGGCTTTGATATCACGACCAATCGCACGAATAACGTTTAAAATATTATTCATACGCTCACGCTTTCGCTGTGGTATATTCTGCAACTAGATCAACACTTTCCAAGTCAGTAAATTTTTGGCCAAGCTCGGTCATTTTAGACACGATAGCGCTGTCTGGGTTTTCGCCAGCCTTGATTTTATCTGCGATCTCCTTGAGCGTGTCCAGCTCTTCTGGTACACCCTCACCAAGGATTGCCGTTTTAACGCCTTGGATAGCCGTGTCCAGTTGTTGCTGAGTGATCCCGCCTTGGCCCACTTCTGACTTGTCAGCCTTGCTTGCAAGTGTGGTTTTAATTTCCTTGACGTCAGCACCGACCGCTTGTGCGAATTGAGTTAGTTTTTCAGTATTTAAAGCCATGTTTTATCCTTTCAAATTTTAGCTAGATTGTATAGTACGGTTAAGTCTGGGAGTTCTTCCGTCTGTGGTCCGTTAGGGTGCGCCAAAATATACTTATCGATTTCTTCCTTGACGTTGTTTCTCACAAGATCCAAGACTTGCTCGCTTGTATATTCCTCCGCTGACTGGACCACGTCAACTCGGACGCTTTGGTCACTCGGAAAAACATAGCCAGCACAATCAACCTCGACAAGATAGCTCTCAACCGGTAAGACTTTGGGAATCTTAAACGATACCTTTGAGCCTTGGACGGTCGCACTAAAGGACGCTTTGCCTTTCTTGCTCACAAAATGGATTGTAGCTTGTTGTCCGTCAAGGTCAATCGGTACCCAGTTCTCATCATACATTGCAAAACCAAAAAGGGAAGCCGAGTCGCCTTGTTTAACGACCCGACCGCCCTCAAACTGCTTTAAATTGGTACAGTTTGAGCGATTCATTCAATCACCCCTTTACTCGTAATAGTTGACTAAATCGTCCTTGTCCCAGCACGATAACCAAACCGGGCCAAACTGTCCGAACTCAAAGAGACGCCAGTAATAACCGCCGTAGTAGCCACCTTTTCCGGTATCCGCGATATGGGCTTCGTCTAGCTCAAAACTAAAGTACATACCAGCTTTAAAGTCTTTGTCCGCACCATCTGGCAAGTTGTTTCCGTCTTTATCAACCCAATTTACCAGCGAAACAGGAATACCGTTTTCGGTCCAGTCAAAACCGACGGGCGCGAGATAATCGCACTTGATTTGATAGATACCGTTGACATACTTGACCTCATTCGCTTGGTAAAAGGCCTTGTCTTTTGGTTGTACTGCCGTGTTAGCTTGGTTATTCGTCTGTGGTGCTGTGTCAGCGTATCGCCAAACTTCGATATAAGCTGGTTTATTCCAGCCGTAATAATCGTTCCAAGGATAGGTATTGATAGCTTGTCCGACTGCCCCTTGCGTCGAATAATCGCAAGAAATGAAGTATGTATCATCAATCATGACTCCGACGTGGCCACCAGCACCACCAGAGCTTGACATATCAGCGCCCCAGCTCATCAAGACGATATCGCCCATTTGAGCGTCCCAGCTTTGATTAATGCTTACGCGATAAAAGCCGTTGTTTGCGAGTTGTTGTCCAAGCGTAACTGTTGACGGTAAGCCGATGATCTTGATTCCTGCTTCTTTTAGAGCCTGTGAGATTGAGCCTGAGCAATCAGCCGTGCCGTCTGCCCCGTTACGGCTTCCCAGCATAGAATAAGTGAGTAGCCCACGATGATTGATAAACCAGTTGACTGTTAATTGTTGTACACTCATTTTCTATCTCCTATTTCTTCCATTCTTCGTTAGCGCGTTTAACGGCTGCCTCAATAAATGTATTGAGTTCTTGGTTTGTCAAGTGAATATTTTGCGATTCAAGCCCCTCAATCAAGCTAGTTTTAGCGTGTTCGAGTTTATCCGCTCCGTGGATATCCAACTTGCCAGCGACCTGCTCTGTAGCGTTGACCGCGTTTTTTGCCAAGATCTCCACGATCTCGATTGCTTTCTTGCCACCGCGCATAAGCAAGTATTTCTTGATCGCTTGTACCACGATACCAGTTAATACCACTAAAATGCTCATTGCTGACGTTGTGATAATGTTTGTAATTTGATCCATGCTATTTGTCCTCTTTAATTTCTAATTCCAAAAAGCGCTCGAAAAGCACTTTAATAGCTCCGTTACCGCCTAACTCGACGTAACTCTCGTATAATTTCGATAGCTCCTCGATCTCGTGCTGGTTTGTATGTCCACGCTTGAGCGCGTTCTTTAAGTTCTCCTGCAATCGAAAACGCTGGAGTCGCTGTAAGCCTTTCCCGATAATCGTCAAATTCCGATTGTTGTCTTTTCCAATTTCTTCCACGTTTGAGACTGACTTCTCGAGGGTATCGATTTTATTCGATAGGCCCTCGATACGTTTATCAGCTTCTTTAGTGGTTTTCGTACTCTTAAATGAAAAGTAACTTGGAATAATCACGACTAAAACGGGAGTTAATTTGTCTACTAGTGCCAATAGGTCCAATTTAACCACCCCCTATTTTTATCACTAGATTATTGTACTGGTTGAGTCTCTAAATCAGTATTAGATGGTTTAGGTTCAGTCCATTTCCAAACTGCCAGCTTGCCGTTTTGTGAGAGTGATCCCTCAAGATCAGTTACAGATTCGTTATTGTAAGTAAAATCTTGATTTACTTGTACCAATACCCGTTGACCTTCTCCATATTTAGGAGTATGGCTTGGATCGTTAACCGTGAAGATTTCATAAGGCTTGTAAGTCTTACCAGCTTGACCAGCTTCGACCAATTCCAAACCACGAGCATAAAGTGTTGGATCAAGTGGGCTTTCTGTGTTAGTGACTGCTGCCAAAACTGCCCAATCTGCTACTGACTTAACTTCTGAGATTTTAGTATCTTTCTCAGCCAATTTTGTTTCGTACTCTTGGGCTTGAGTATGCAAGTCTTCTTGCAATTTCTTCACGCCTTCCGCTGGATTTAATTCGGTCGCAACTTGACCAAGTACGGCTTGGATCAGCACTTCATCTGATTCGTTGGTACGGTCGCCAATCAATACACGCTCGAACGCTGTATAAGGGTTGTTTGAGCGAATTGATACAAAAGTGCGTCCTTCTTCTTGCAAGTATTTGTTAATAAGTTTAAATTCCATAATTATTTACCTTCTTCTAATTTTTGAGCTGTTTCGTCAAACAGTTCTTTGAGTGCTGTGTCGCTGTCTAAAACGCTGTTAAACTTGCTTAATAGCTCATTAACGCGTTTGTATTCCTCGCTCGCTTCCTCGTATAATACCTTGTAATTCGTGGCTTCTACGATTGAGTTTGCGAGTTTTTGCGAGATTTCGTTTACAAATTTATCTACTAGGTTCATGATGTCCTTTCTATCTCCAATATTTATAATATCCGCCTCTTTGATAATTTCTACCATCATCTAAGTTTCTAAAGTTATCAAAGATGTGATCCAATATTGTTGCCAAATTCGACCCTTTGATAACAATATCTTCAATGTTTTTAATTTGATTCGTAACCGTATCAATTGCAATTGATTTCGGATCGGTTGCGTTGTACATAAACTCAACAAGGTCACCGTAAATGTTAACAGCCGTTGTGTTATCATTAGTATTCCAGATTTGGATACCAGCCGAACCATCGTCCATCGCCACCCTCTTATTAGAGTTTGACATTAAGGCCGTGTACGACCCGGGCTTAGTGTGAATATGTCCTTCACCAAATACAAGGTATTGGAGAGGTTTATTATGGAATTGGTTGCGTATACCCACCCGAGGACCGTTCATGTCAATCCAGCCGGTTTGTAAGTCAAAGTTAGTAACACCGTTCAAAGACGATAGCTTCCCACCTTTTATGATGTTAGCTGTTAATCCGTCTGCTACGATATTCTTTGCTGATACATTGATAAGCCTTGCCTGACTTGCGTCAATTTCTCCGATATGGGCCGTTCCGATCTGAGCGTTACCAATCATAGATTTTTTAATAACGCCATCTTTTATGATGGTTTTTTCTCCGATCGAAAGCAGACCCTCGTTGATCTTAACTGAACCGTCTGGATTGAGATTGATTGCACCTAGCACGTCACCAACGCTATTTAAATTCCGAACAGACCACGACCCCGCGAGCTGTGTGACTTGCGTCCGTGTAGCCTCTGCCGTTTCCTTGGCTTGTCTAGCCTGTTCTGCAACTTGTATCGCTTTAGTCTGAGCGTCCTCAGCTTTTTCTTTAGCAATTTGAGAGATTCCGTTTGCCTGATCTGCACTACTTTGGGCCGTGTATGCAAGTTGTTTAGCTTCTGCCGTCTTGTCAGACACTTCACCGATTTTTGTCGTCAGTTGTGAGCTAAGAGCCTTTGTCTCTGCGAACGCGTCATCAAATTGACTTGGCTTGTAAGGCCCTGTTTTTGAACCCCGGACCAAAATAGGTTCCTTAAATTCGCCCCATCCGTTTTTAACTAGGTAAATATAAAACGGAAAATCACGATCCTCGCCAAAAAGGAAGTCTTCCTGGACTGTGAAAGTTTGTTGAAATTCAGCCCACTCATTCAAAGGCGGTCTATTCTTACCAATTTCAGCACTTAACAAAATCTTATTTAATTTGTGGTTTTTCACATTAAATGCAAACGAATGATCCGGGTATTCTTTAAAGCGATATTTGAAACCTAGGGTATAGGTTTCACCGCGGTAGATTTTCTTGACATAGATAGGCAATGAAAAACCTGTAAAGTTAAAACCGGTTAAACCTTGCGCCTTAATGCTGAAAACTCCATCATTTAGGGTAACTTCTACTCCGTTTCTGTTAGCGTTAATTAGCGTATTAGTAGACATAGACATTGAATTGACAATCAAGTTGTTATCATCTGTAACGTGCTTCCCAACCTCTGTCTGAAAAATCTCGCTTGACATAACCAACCTTGATAGCCTATCTGGTGCGTCCGTTTCAGTCGTGCCTAAAATTCGTTCATAGAGCTTGTTACTTTCAGTCAGCTTGTTAAATTCAAGCGTTTGTGTTGCGATTTTTTTTGAGAGATTAAAAAGATCGCGTCCTTGCTCTGATTGCATACGGTCAACTGATTCGAAGCTGGTTCTATCCACGAATTGCGTTAGCAATTTGGACGTAATCTTACTATAGATCGTGTCACCGTCAACGTTCCTCACGCCTTCCGTTACCTTATTCTGCAAGTCTGGACTGCTCAATATCTGTTGCTTGATCTGGTCGGATAGCTTGCTAGTGTCTGGTAACGTTCCGGCTTTCTTGAGGGCTTCTTCTGCCTTGGCGTTAGCTTGCGCGATAGCTTGGTTCGCTGAGGTTTGGGCGTCGTTGACTATTTTTTCAATTTTAGCCGTGTCGACTTTGAGGATCTTTGGGAGCCACTCTGTGCCTGACCAATAATAGAGCTCTGTTTCCTCTCCTACGGTCAAGTATAAGAGATCGCCTTCATGTAACGTCCCCCGTGGTTCGTCTTTAGGCTTCGTGGTCCCGTAATAGTTGGTATTCTTACCGTTTGCGGAAACAAGCGCCCGTGTAGCCACCTCAAGAGCCCCTTCAGCATACTCTTTAGACTCTGACACGCTTCGCATGATCGAGCCTTCCGACGTGATCGCTTTCTGTACTGTCCCAATATCATTGCACGTCACTTTGTGGGACAATAGCCGGCCCGTGACGTCGTAAGAGCTCTCATAAGACACAATACGAATCTTCTCGCGGAACCCGATCGTCTCATTAATAGCCATGATATAGTCACCCTCGCGAGGCCGTGTGTATTTGTACCCGGCTTGCGTGAGATCTTCCATGTCAAGCTGGACCGAGATCGAATAGGATTCGTCAACTTCTTTTTTTAGTCGTTCTAGGAGTTTACCAGTCCCTTTGTAACGCTCATCGCTTACCGGTTCGCCCTCGATACGGCCATAGATCCGAGCGAGTGGGCTCTCATATTCGGACGTATATCGGCCTGCGTCGTGGTTGTTTTCGTCTTTCCACGCGCCTAAACCCTTTTTATAGGTTATGAAATTGCCGATATTCTTCTCGATCGTCAGCTCGTTCATATTGAAATTTTTTCGGACAACTGTCGAAAGGTCAGTCCCGACTTTTTTCAAAATTCGAACGACCTTACCAGTTACCGAAAACTCAAGACCCGCTGCCTTAATGATCTCTTTGAACATTTTGAGCCGACTCGTGTTCCCGAAATTCTCTTTCCGAATCGATCCCGCTTGCGCCTCGATAACGTACCGATAGCCACTATCTTTGAAGATCGCTTCGATATAGACTTCAAAGCGATTCGAACCGTTAAACTCTTTATAACAGTTAGAGTGCTCGAAATCGTAGAAAAACTGGTGGACCGCGTCAAACGATAGAGAAATGTTTTTCCCTTCGTCCTTCGGCTTCGCGTAAATGATCTTATAGAGCTCGCCATCGAAGGTAAAGCTCCACCCACGATCTAATCGCGAAAGAACTTGCTTATTCGATACAATCGTTCCCGAGATCGATCGCTCGCCGTTTACAGCGTTTTTTGTTTTTAGCTCGACTTGGGCTCCGTATCCTTTGCCCGTTTCGTCGTAAAAAGTAATCAAAGTCCACCTCCTCTCTAGCGATATAGCTCTTTAAATCCGAGGATCTTAACAGTCCCCCTGAAATTAGTAAACCAATTTACCGACCGGTTAGGCTTTGGCCGAATGACGAAATACTCGTAATTCGTCCGGTTGTTGACGTTTAAGTCTTGCGTCGTTGGTCCTTGATAGATCGCCGTCTCGACACCCTTCAAAAGGAGCTTCTGGCCAGATCTTAAAGGTGTTTCTGTGTGCCTGTAAGTAAACCGACGGCCGTCGATCTCAAGGAAAAAATCAGTATTATCAGCGTTTGCGGTCAATTCAACGACAAACGGGACTTCTAGCTGGCTAAGTGGCGCCGTGCCGTTGTATGGGAAGCTATTTGCCGAAAGCACGAGATCCCGTGGGACCGTCTCGCCATACGGGAGTTCTGCCGTAACGAATGAAAACGAAACATTATACTTGATACCGGCTTCCGAATTGCCGATAAAGTCAAACTCGATTTGACCATTGCCCACAACGTTATAACGATATTTCCAGTTATTGTGTGGTAACTGGGCAAGGTTTAGGTCGCCCGTTGTTTGGCCGGGTGTCTGAAAATCGTAAATGTTAGTGACGTTTTGGCATAGCTTTGTGATATAGAAGCTATCGTCACCTAAGACCCAGCGAGTCAATTCGTCTTTTTTGTTTAAAAAGTCCTCCATCGATCCCGCTGAAAGTCTAGCTGTGACTGAGATTTTTTTCTCGGTATAAGTTAAGCCGTCGAAAATATAACCATTGCGCCCCTTAACAGTACGCCTTGATAGTTCCACGGCCGGGGACGAATCGTCGACCGTGATATTGTAAAGACCAAGGCCAGAAAGTTTCTGACTTTGGCCGTCTTTCTCAATTAATAAGTCCATCATTCCCCCTTACGAGAAATAAGCGTCTAGCGCCTTTTCTCTCGCGTCTTTTTCTTTGATCGTAGTATAGATCTTATCTCCCACAATCTCGTTATGTACTTCGAATTTTTGGTTCGAAAGTTGCGAATTTTTGACCTCATCGCTCAAGTCCTCAAGGGACGAACGAACACCCGAACTTGTCACGCTCGCGCTTGTGGTCAATACGCTATTAGTTTGATAGTCTTGATCTGTGATAGCTTGCGCGTATTGTTTGGACATTGCTTTAATATCACCGACCCAGTCTTTCATACCGATATAGAGACCTTCACCCGTGAAGCCCCCGATCGTTTTCATGACGCGGGACGGCGAGTGAATACTCAACGCCGAACGCATAACCGAAGCGATATTTGAAGCGATACTAGAAGCGAGCGCATAGAGCGACCCAGCCATTGAAGCAAGACCATTGTATAGACCCACACCAGCGTTAAAACCGACCATTTGAAGCATAGCCGGAAGCAAGCCGAACGAAGCGGAAATCTGAGCACAAGTTGACCTAGTAAGCGAAACAGCTTGATTCATGCTTGAGTGCATGGTGCTAGTAAATGCTTGCATACCGCTTTTAGCACTATTTGTCACACTTTGGAAAGTTGATTTAAACGCGCTTTCTAGCTGTTTACCAGCCGAAGAGCTCACTTGCGAGATCTTGTTAAGACCAGCTTGAACTGCTTGAGCCGTCGCGTTCATTGAGTTAGTGACGGCTGTCTTCATTTGGTTGTAATTGTTGGTTACTGCTTGCGATAATTGCGCGCTCGATTGTTGCGCTTGTTGAGAGACTTTGGCAAAGTCAGCTTGCGCGTTGCTTGCCATCGCATTTGTAGCGCTCGTCGCTCCTGCTTGCATTTGTTGGAAGTTGCTCACGACTCCTGAATTTGCAAGTTGAGCGTTAGTATTTGCTGCGGTATTTACGCCCGCTGTGCTCGCGTTCGCGTTATTCATCAACTGATTCAGCTCGTTACTTGCGTTCGCGTTCAACTGACCGATATTGGTTGTTACACCCGTGTTCATCTGGCCAGTTTGTGCGAGTGCGTTCGCGTTCATTTGGTTAAATGACGTATCGGTATTCATTGCAAGCTGTTGCATGTTCATCGTGCCGTCAGCGTTCATCATACCGAAATTCGTTGATACGCCTTGCTGCATTGTTGACGTGGTTGTCATTGTGCTATTTGCAAGGTTCATCATGTTATTCGATACGTCCGCGGTCATTGTATTCGTTGACGTGCTGACGTTCGCTTGCATTTGTTGATAGTTCGTGCTGACGTTAGTATTTGCGGTCGTTGCGTCCGAGCTTACCTTCGTGGTCGTTTCCGAACTCTTAGCCGAAATATGATCCGCTGTTGCTCCGATCGTCGCTTCAACCTTTGCTCCGCCTGCTTCGGACTTGCCGGAGATCCAATCCCAGATACCACCGAAGAAGTTGCCGACCGCGTCTGCAACGCCTTTCAGAGCGTTCGGAATGAAGTTAAGCAATGCACCACCGAATCCCTTGATGATATCCCATGCAGCGCCTACGATCTTAGGAATACCAGTAATCAATGACGTCGCAAGTTGTACGACCAATTGCACTCCAGCCATTGCAAGTTGTGGCAATGCTTGAGCGAGTCCCATGATAAGCTGACCGATAATCTGCGCGCCAGATTGTGCAATCTTCGGCAAGGCGTTAATAAGCCCTTGGACAAGCGCCACGATAAGCTGAATACCACCTTGTAAGATCGTTGGTAAGTTTGACAAGATCGTTTGAATAAATCCAACAATGACTTGTGTCGCAATATCGATGATCGTTGGTAAGGCTTGAATGATCCCTTGGACGACATTCATCAAAATTTGAATACCTTGTTGAAGGATCTGCGGGAATTGCGCTTGCATGTTAGTAATAAAGTTAGTTACAATCTGTTGCGCTGTCGAAAGGATCTGTGGTAAGTTTTGCAAGATCCCTTGCGTAATGCTAAGAAGTAACTGCATACCAATAGCAAGTAACTGTGGCAATGCTGAGAGTAAGCTATTGACCAAAGTCCCGATTATCGTTACCGCGGACGAGATCAAAGAACTTGCATTTTGGCCCACACCTTGAACCAGACTAGCGATCAACTGGATCCCAGCGTTAACGATCACTGGGAACATTGTTGCAAAGCCTTGCGCGAGTTTGGCCACTAGGTCAGCACCCGAAGCGATTAAGCTCGGTAATTGACTAGTGATCCCGTTTACAAGGTTTTGAATAATCATCGGCCCTTTAGTGGTTACTAATGTAATCAACTGATCGATCTGTTTTCCGAATTGTTGGTTAACCAGACCAAGACCAGCGAGGACAAGCCCTAAAATAGCAGCTGGACCGATTGACGCGAGGGCAATTCCCATCACCGACGCGATCCCGCTTGTCATCATGCTAAGAACCGATAAACCTTGTGAAGCAGCTCCGCCAAGAACACCCGGAATACCTGCTACTTTACCTGCAAAGCTAGAAATGAAGCCTCCGGCCGTGCTAAATGCACTGGACGCGACCGATCCAAGGGCCAGCGTCTTACTTGCGACCGTGCCCATGACACCAGTAAGCAAAGTTAGTCCGCGCACCGCTGGACCAAACGTAAACGCCCCAACGAGGGCCATAACGGCTGGCTTGACGGCTTGCATGGTATTCTTGAACTTATTCGCTTGCTCGTCTGACATTTTAGTTCCATTGAGGAATTGATTTAATGCCGGGTTTAACGAGTTCAAAGCGTCTAAGAATTTTTGTAGCCCTTGCGAGTTGGATAATTTATCAACTAGCTTGTCAATCCATTTGACGAGTGTCGTAAGGACTGGAAGGACTGCCGTTCCGACTTTGATTTGGAATGTTTCCCACGAACCACTCAAAGCCTCAACAGCCCCTTTTAAGTTGTTGAGCTTTTCAGCCGCTACTTGCGCCGCTGTTACTTTATCAATCGCCGCTTGCATACTATTAGCGCCATCTGCTCCCTCGTTCATCGCGATAGTAGCAGCACGCACTGCGTCGGTACCGAACATGGTTTTCAACGCCATTTGTTTTTCAGCGTCAGTGAGTCCGCCCAAGTGATCTTTCAAGACTTGCGAGATCTCAGCAAACGACTTGATCTTACCTTCTGCCGTAAAGAACTGGTTCGATCCGTCGGCTGTAATGATACCGAGCTCTTTCATCATGTTCGTCTGTGCCTTGGTCTGCGGTTGCAGATTCATAAGCATAGTTTTAAGAGACGTTCCGGCGTCGGACCCTTTAAGTCCGTTTTGAGCGAATACTGCGAGGGCGTTTGTGGTATCGCGGAACGATAGACCAAGCCCAGACGCTACCGGAGCGACCATTGAAAGACCATATTTCAACTCGTGAACGTCTGTCGCTGACGCGTTAGCAGCTCCCGCGAGTTGGTTTGCTGCTTGTGTGGCCGTCATACCGTCACGTTTAAACGCGTTTAAGGCTGTCGATGTAATTTCGGCCGCCTCTTTCAAGTCAAGCTCCCCAGCCGTGGCCAAGTTAAGGGACGCGGTAAGCCCACCATTTAGGATATCTTTCGTTGATACCCCGGCTTTTGCGAGTTCGCCGATTGCGTCCGCTGCTTCAGCAGCGCTAAAGGCTGTATCTGCACCAGCTTTGATTGCAGCGTCGTTGAATTTCTTCATCGTCGCTTCACTCTCACCAGTCACGGCCTTAATGTTACTCATTTTGGCTTCAAACTCAGCGGCCTTTGAAACAGTACTCTTGATTGCTTGTTTACTAAGGTCAAAGAGTTTGTAAGCAGCAGCCACCCCGAGAACTTGTTTCAACAAGTTTGTTGACGCGCTCGTTGCTCTGTCTGTGTGGTTTACGATACCTGTCAACGCTCCGACTGCCTTCTGTCCGGCCGTCTGGAACGCGTTTCCGAGTCGTCCACTTACAGTACTAGCAAGATTGCTGACGGAAGAAAGGATCCGACCACCGAACGAGTTTTTGACCCGATCCGCGAAGCTGTTCGCTTTGCTGGTCAAGTTCGAAAACATACTGGACCATGAAGAGTTGATCGGGTTCAATACCTTTTGACCAAGCGCGCTCGTAATGTTTCCAGCCGTTGACTGAATACGAGCTTCGAGCCGAGCCATAGAGTCCCCAATCGCACCGAAGGCCGTCTTATACGATCCGGACATATTGTTTGCCGAATTAGTAAAGACTGAGCCGATACTGTGGACTTTTGAGCTGATCCGCTGGGCCATAGAGTCGACGCTGTTTGCCATTTCAGCAAAAGCACTCTTTGGTGATTTGATCGCGTTTAAAATATCAAAATCAAACGCTTTTTTGATTTTCGAATTAATGCTGGCCCCAAGTGTGGCAACGTCATTTTTCATCGTGCCTAAAACTGACTTGATATCAGCCGAAACGCGAGTAAATGCCTTTCTTATGGGGTCAGGTATTTTTGCGCCGATGTTTGAAGAGATACGCTGTAGCTCTCCGAGGGCGATTTTGAATCCGCCAGTCAATCCTTGGCCGATCTTGGATCCGATATTCTGGTTACTGTTTGCGAGCCGGTTCATTAATTCCCCGACTTCCCGAATCATCTGATTCGCGCTCTTTGACGCTTCCTGTGCCGCGTTTTGAAATGCTTTACGCGTCGAACTCACGACGTCGCTCATCGCTTTTTCATACCCGGTTAAGTCCGCGCCGATTAACGCTTCGATCGATCCATCAAAAGCCATCGCCCCACCTCCTATCTATCTATTTCTGAAATGTTCATTAAGACGCTCGATCTTCTCAAGCATACCTTTTGAGTCCCCGCGCTCTTCGCGTTGTCTGAATAGACGTCGGACCTTTTCACGATCTTTTTTCTTGCTCAACTTGCCAAAGTCCGCTTTTTTAGCGTTTAGCGTATAGCGCAAGTTAAAAGCAAGCTCGACGAGGTTTTCTCGTTCCTCGATTGCTCGATAATAAAGACCCTCGCGAATTGCGTCGAGCTCGTTTTTCGTACATGAAAAAATAATATTCGTGTCAGTTAGACCCAAGCGAGCGCACTCTATTAAGAGATTGCGTTTCTCAAGCGCCCAATCTGCGCCTCTGTCTGCTCGATCTGAAGTTCCGCTTGTGCCTTGTCCTCCGCTGTTTCTGCTTTGGCTTTGAGGTACTTCAATCCCAGCTCGAGATTTTCTAAGTATTTCGAAACTTTTTCTTTGAAAAAACCAGATTCCACCATCTCTTCTTCTAGTGCTTCAAAAAGTGGCTCTGTGCTTTCTGCTCCGAGTTCTTCCATCTTATCCGCGATTGCTTTGATCGCTTCTTCATCGCTTACGGCTTTCGCTTTCTTGCTTGCACATAGCTTGATAAGATCCACTAGAGCTGAATCGTTGCGATCAACGACACGAAGGAATAGAGCACCGACACCATCTTCATTTCGTGAACCGTCTGGGCCTTGAGATCCCAAGTCACGATTGACCTTGTACATGGTCATATAATCAAATTTGATTTCGATTGCGCGGCTTCCGACTGTAAATTCCATTGAATAACTCCTTTTTGTCAAAAAAATAAAAGCAAAAGGGCTTCCGAGGCCCCTTTGCTTGAAAAATTAGCGTGTGATATTGTTGTAATCGCCTGTTGTTTCGCCCGGGTTTTGGTACTCGTAAACGTCGTTTAACATTGCGATTTCGTCCGCTGACAATGGGAACTTACCATCGCGCAAGCGTCCAACGATACCGACCGTATAGTTGAGCTCAACGAATCCATCGATCGCGTCAGTAAATTCAACGTCTTCTGTGATCTTACCATAACCAAATTGAGCTGGGTAAGTGTCTTTGCCGGTTGAAGTCTCTTTGACGCTATCGTCAACGATAACACGCCAGATCTTCAAAGATTCACCGGTTTTTTGTGCGTCCAATACAGTTTGAACTGAAGGATCTTTAGGCGCGAAATATTGAGTTAACTCGATTGAGTGCTCATCTGTTGCTTTTTCAAGCAAGCGCCCTTGTTGAGTTTGCTCGTCAATGTACTCGCCACCCATTGTTGTCGTACCATCTGTACGATAGGCTGGAAGCATTGCTCCATTGCCTTTCTCAGCGTGGATAGATTGAATAAAGTAAAATACTTTTTTCCCTACGATTGGCTTCGCAATCGTAATTTTAATTTTTGCTTTGTCTTCTGCTTCACCCATTTATTAAGTGCTCCTTTTTAAAAGATTGTATCTGTTAGTGAAATGACAATATGATAGACTTCCCGGCCTATCGTATCGTCTAAGAGTACGCTCGCGTTAATATTGCGATTGTGGCCGATCCTGCGAAGGGCCTCAGATTTGACTTTCTCGACCCCGGCCCGGCTTTCCGTGCCCGGTAAGAAGATATCAATTTGTACGCTCATATCCTCGATAATAAGCCCTGTTTGAGCTGTTTTGGACGTGTTCGAGCTAGATTGCCCGATCACCAAAAACGGCTCGAGTGTGTCTTGTTTTGGTAATTTGAACTTAATCGGGATATTAAGCGGTTTTAGTTTTTCGCGTAAATCTGCGAGCATTTTAACCGAAGGCGTTTCGTTTGCCATGAATCACCTCCTAAACATTTTACGAAGGTTTTTGAATAACACTTCGCTTTCTTCCTTAACGGCTGGACCAAGGAACGGCTGGGCCTTCATCTTCCGAGTTCCAAGCTCCACATAGACCGAATAACCCGCGGGCGACGTTACCTTATAACGTAACATACCCACCCGAGCGACAAAGATCCCGTTTCGCATGAATCCAGTATCGACTGCCGCTTTCATCTTGGCTTTTCGTTCCACACGCAAGGCCGATCGTTGCAATTCTGCCGATACAGCCCGACGCGCTTCCCGTGGCTTGTTTTGGACTCGTCGCATGAACTTGTCCAGCCCTTTTACTGTATATGAAAAACTCATAAGTAAATAACCGTGCTATTATGATGATATTTCTTGCCCTTGATCTTGAGCCTGCGGCCATTGTAAATCACTTCCGAGAAGCCCTTATACGTGCCCTGTAAGTGCAACTTGAACGAATCAAAATCATACTTACCATAGAGCCCCATCATCTCATAGTTAGATAATGAATTTCGCATACAAGGGACCGGAAAACTCTTTTTCGTTTCCGTGTTCTCGAGCAATTCGTCCTCTGGTTCTTCCTCAAAGATCAAAGTCACGCGTTCGTTATAGATCATACACACGCCCCCTTTAAATGAATCGAGCGATTCCGCGGGCGTTGTGTTTGACCGCAAGGCCTTTCAATACGGCCTTATGTTCATCTGTTAGATAGCTAGACTCCCAAGTGAAGCTCCGGCCTTCCTCGCTGTCCGCTGTCGCGCCTTCCGAGTTTAGACGGTTGAAGCGACTGACGGCAACGTCTCGAAGGATATAAGCCACGCTTCCGGGCAATTCCTCAAGTGCTGTGTCCGAAAACTGGTTGACGTAAGCGATCATACGCTCGAAGCTATCCCGTACAATAAGGGTCAAAAGATCGTCTTGTTCTTGGTCAGCTTTGGGAATACCTTTCAGCAAGCGAAGCTCTTCCGTTACTTGATCGATATTGATTGCTGTCATCGCTCAAACCTCCTAAAACTAGGCTGCTACCGCTGAAGTTGGAGCTTCGATTGTAGCTTCTACCACACCGTCCGGAATTTCAGCAAAGAGAACGTTAGCGCCAAAGAATACTGACTCGAAAGTCAAGTTATTCAAGTGACGATCACGCGCCACACCAATCAAGCCTGTTTCGTCGGTAAAGTCCGCAAACAATCCACCAAGATCACCACCAGCCACGTTTAGGTAAGCGAAAACAAGGTTTTCAACGGCTGTTGTATAGATCTTGCCTTGCGGGCATGACGGCATGACAATAACGTTTTGCATACCGAGGAAGTTTTGGAGAAGTGTGAACCCGAACACGTTTGAAGCGTCAGACGCTACCGCTGTGTTTCCAAGGTATTCTGCCACGTCAAGCGGGTTAACGAATGATACCAATGGAGACCCTTCGAACTCGTTGAAAGTGGTCAATTTGCCCCAGCTGTTCGCAAGAGCTTGTTGAAGGCTTTTTCCTTTGACTTTTGTTTTAGTCTTTTTAAGGTAAGCCAAGAAATCTTCTTTGATTCCGTTTTGAATTTCACGAAGCAAGCGTGTATCTGCTTCTGTGATAGCGCGTGACGCACCATGACGTGCGATCGCTTCCGCTGATACTGCACGGCGTTTTTTGAACCATTCTACCGTGTATTCTTGGTCCTTTGCGCGTGTCATTTTAGACAACGGAATTGTTTCACCTTCAGCGGTTTTAGTTGTGTCAACGTCTGCTGTCCATTTGTAAGTTTGGATCTTGAGATCATTTGTCAATTCTTGACGACGTGTCACTCCCAAAAGACGGAGCAAGTCGTTAATGTTTTTAGAAAATTTGTTGACAAAATCAATGGACTTAATCTCGCCAAGATCTGTCATGGTTGTAAGTTTGTTTTCAGCCATATTTTAATAGCCCTTTCTAGTTTTTAAATAGTCCAATGTTTGCAGCAATCATCGCTTGACGCTCTTCGTCATTCTCAATAGCCATGATCTCTGCTTTCGTCATAGATACTGGCCCCGTACCCTTGCGAGGAGCTTTCTGTGTCAAACGTTCATCGACGCGGGCTTCTACTGCTTTATCAAAGATTTGTCGCAACGTGCCGATCTTCTCTTTTGTGGCTTCGGCTGTCTCATCGATCACAAAATCAATAAACTCGCCCGGAAGTCCTTCTTCGCTCAATAGCGTTTGAGTGGCCACGCGCATTTCTTTAATTGCAAGAGCTCGCTCGCGTTCTTCGATCGCTTGGATTCGTTTCGCTTCCTCTTCTTTGGCGCGCTCGTCTTTGGTCAGCTTCGCGAGGCGTTCGCCTTCGCTTTTGGCCTTTTCGATTGCTTCAGCTTGCTCTGCTTCCCAGCTTGCGCGGGCTTTGGCTATCTCGGCTGCGATTGCTTTTCCAAACTCGGCGCGTGTAAAGGTACGCTCTGCCTTTTCCTGCTTGGCTTCGACTTGTTCTTCTTGAGTGACGTCTTGCTCAAGTGCTTCAGTCTCAACTGCTTGTGTATTTTCTGACATTATTTTCCTCCGACGGTTACGCCGTCACTCGATTTTCTCGTTTTACGTCCGGCGACGAAACAATGCAGCTTTTAACGTCCTCCGCATAGTCTGGACAAAAAGAAAAGACTGTATAAGATACAGTCTTACAGTTTAACTTCTTCAATTCGCGCACGTTGCTCTAAAATTGAAAGATACTCCCACATAACTGAGCGCTGATGTTTTAATAAATCGATCGGACATTTTGGTTCAAATTCAAGCTGTCCTTTTTCGTATTTTCCGATCATAACGTCTAATTTTTGGAAACGATCTCTTAATTCGTGATATTCTTTCACGAAACGTTTTTGCCATTCAGTCATTTCATTTCTCCTTTTCGGTTGTTTTGGCTGTCTATTCCAGCTTGTCAAGATACCGGATCACCTCCGTTCACTGATCCTTGTCACCTCGTGACTGTTTAATGCTTTTGATGATACCTTCGATCATTCCAGCAATCACTGCCCAGCCCACCAATACCACGAAGGCAAAGCAGAAAAGGCCCGCTGTGTAAGATACCATATCCCAGATATTAATCACTTGTTCCCTCCTCTTCTATTTCTCCCGCGTCCGGCATGATCGTTGACCGGCAATTGTAATGGAACGGGGGCATATTCACCCCGACTTGCGCGTCCTCGAGTTTATAGAGCTTGTCCTCTTGCGCGATTCTTCGGCATATTTGAGTGGTCCGATCGTCTAGCACGACCAAGATTCTATAATACTCGAGCCCGGCTTTCTGGTAACGCTTGATCGTGGCTCGATTTATGACGGCCGTCGCGTCAGTCCTTACCAACGTTTCAGCTCGCGAACGTGCGACATTAAATTCTTTTCGGATCTCACGGGCCATATCTTGCGGACTGTCCCCACGGATAAAGCCTTGTTTGAATACCTCTTTCAGCTTTTGCGCGAGGCTGTCAGTATTGCCCCACAACTGCTCAGAATAGTTCCGGCCGTTGAAAGGCGTCTTGATAATCTCTTCAAACGCTGGACGGTTGACCGCGCCTGTACGGCCTCCCATAGCCTTTCTGTACGCGTATTCTGCGACATTGAATAAATACCTTTCGAAGCTCTTATGAAGCGCTCCTGTGAGCACTCCGAGCCTGTGGATAGTTTCCAACTGTAAAGCCTCAATTCTGATTGCTCGAGCTGACGCGTATTGTTGGTTCAATCGCTTCAATAGCTCTGGATCCTTTTCGGCCTGCTCGCGGTATAACGTTGCATTATCCACATAGTCGCTAAGATCCTCACCTCTAAGGCGCTTCGTTGCGTCTTGGTAAGTGAGTTCATGATCTTCAGCATATTTTGCGTAAAAGTCAAACAACGACTTTTGAAGCCTTACCGCTTCGTTGCGATAAGTCTTTTCTAATTCAGCAAAAAAGTCGATATCTTTTCGGTCAACGTACTTGAAAATCTCACGGGCGCGTGCTTCCCAGTATTCCTCATGGTTGTTTAGCTTCAGTTTCTTCATCTGTCGCTACCTCGCTGCCTTGTGGCTCGATTCGTGGGAGCATTTCAAGCGCTTTTTCCGTCTCTTCCTTCATACGTTTCAATTCGGCTTCAGCATTTACGCCCGTCACTTGCTCGAGCATTTCGAAGATCGTTTGCTCGCTGACAACGCCGTATAGATTCTTGGCCATTGCCACGATCTCAGCGTCATTCTGCGGAATATTAGGCGTAAAGACGACGCTCGTCTCGTTGATAAGGTTGTAATTGTCCGAATCGTTGCCCTTGATCTTCCAGATATTGACGGCGAGACGCAAACGACGCATAAGACCTTTTTCAAAAAGCAGCTCTTGTTTGCCTCGGTAGTTGTCGGAAGCCATAAGTTTATATTTCATCGCTTCGCCCGACTGTGTGCCCGCAAAATTGCTGTCCGTCGTGTCTGGCGTAAATGTAAACCGCATGATATCTTGGACCAAGCGTTCTTTATACGCTTCAGCTCCGGCCGTGTCGTATGACTTGACGAGATAATTCGCGCTCGGGCTCGATCCACCCGGAATCGGGTTATCGTCGAGAACTAAGATTTTAGCTTTTTTAAACGCTTGAGACACGCCAAGACGACCGTTTGGATTGATTCGGCCATCGTCTAAGAAGTCCTTGTCGTCGACCCCGGTAAACGGGTTCCCGGAGATCACCAAAAGAGCCTCGTTACTGTCTTGCTGGAAGTTAGCAAGCTCTGACTGTGACAAGTCGTAAGCGTCGATTGAGTCCAGTACAGCTTCAAACGCGCCTGTCCGGTCCGTGTTATTGCTAAACTCATTTACTGGTACGCCATTAAAAAAGTGTTCGCTTGTATCTTTGAGATGAAGCGTGTCCGTGTCTTGGTTATCGTCCACATACTCGTAAATAGCGTTACTAGTATAGACTTTTACAAAATCGCGTTTGTGGCCGTTGCCGTAACTGATAGAGTAATAGTTGATAGCCATTAAAGAACGTTGCTCGTAGCTGTCGTCATAAATGACAAAAGTTTGCTCCGGATCCATACGATAGAGCTTGACCCAGACCGAACCGTCCTCGTCTTGGAACGTGTTCAAAAGCTCGTAAGCACGGCCATAGATCGCGAGATCTGTTTTGATCGCGACGTTGTGGTCCTTTTCGTTGTTTTGCTTTGAAAACTGGTCAATCTGCTTTTGAATCTCCGCGTTCTCGTTCTTATACTCGACCGGGTTCCCTAACATATAGCCTTGCTCGAAAATAGCAATGTATTTCGCCCAGTCGCTCGCAATTCGGTTGTCCGCGCTGTATGGGTCACTTTTTGCCTCGCGATACTTGATATTGTTATCAGCGAGATAATAGCGTTTCAGCTCTTTCAGCCGATCCAATTGCTCGGATCTGTGCGTCCCGATATAGTTTTTTAGACGCTCGATCCATTTCTGGCCTTCGTATTCGATAGTTTCAAAATCTTCGGCCGTCATGATGAATTGACGATTCGCGTTTTCGTCGAAGCGTCTCCCTTTAAGGAATTTCACTTGTCCTTATTCCTCCTTTTAGAAATAGTATTGTGCGCTTTGCATACGCTCTTTTACTGTGCTGCTTGTGTCGTATACGTGCTGTGAATAAATCGCGTACCTTACCGCGTCCAGTACGTCGTCGTGTTCTTTTAGCGGTTCGCCTGTACGCTCGTTCCAGACGTATTGATAAATCTCATCTTTAAACTTGCGTACCTTGTTTGATACGACAAAAAAACGGCCACCCTTCATAAGTTTGGCCACTTCCTCAATCCCAGATAATACCGATTTGTACGCATTGAAACATTTAAGACGCTCGCGGTTAAACCGTCCGACGTGCTCGGGCCGTGCGCTATCAGCCCAGAAAAATATATCGCCATAACGCACCTTGATATCTTTCGCAACGTCAACCCAGAAATCAATTTCTTTGTACTGGTGCGCGTGTTCCTCGAGTATGTACACGTCTCCGGCCTCGGTCTGTCCAATGACAACGATCGAGCCCCAGTGTTCATACCCCCAGTCAACCCCAGCATAGATTTTCGCGAAATGCTCGGGCGCTTTCTTGACGTACATTTCCTCTTTGAAATCACGATAGACCGCACCTTCACCAATAACCCATTTACCATAGATCCCGCGCTCGGTAAACATACCCGAGGGCGTTGTCGCGATCAAGTTGTCCACGTACCGTTGATTTAAGAACGTGTTATCGAATATTGTAAAATGGTTCGCGATGATCTTTTCATCGTCTGCCTTGTCGATATAATCGACTTTTAGCCAATGTTTCGGGTGGTCCGGGTTGGTATCGCATATAATACGCGCGCCGTAACCGGAGCAACGCTTTAAGATCTCGTCAAAAACCTCTTTATTCGCGAGCGTGGCCTCGTTTACATAGGCCCCGAAGGCTGTCATACCCCGAATAGCTTTAAGGCCCGCTATGGACCCCGTAAACGTCGTAACGACGTATACGCCGAATAAGGTAAAATTCCCGTGTCGGTCAAACTGAAATTCGTGTCCGTAAGCGTCCGTGATCTCGCGCAAGATATTTGTTTGAAGCGTCCCAGACGATACCGCACCTAAAATGTACATGGGCTTTTGAACCCCGACTTTAGCAGCATTTTTCTTGACTCGTTTCAGCTCCATCAAAAAAAGATCGTTGTCCAGCTTGGTTTTCCCGGCCCGTACCGCACCATGGTTTATCATCATGTACCAATCGCGAGAGATAGAGCGACGTAAGATCCCGATCTGTTTATCTGTATATAACCGATCAAGTGCCATCTTGTATCACTCCTTCCAGCTTTTCGAAATAATCGGCCATGATATCCTCGGACGCGACATTTCCTTCAAGAGCTTGTTCGCGTTTCTTGTTCTCGAGTTGCTGGGCCTTGATTCGTTCTTTTTGCTCTTTCTTGTCGAGATTGTCTTTCGTGCCCTCGTTGCCGTTCATCTTAGCCAAGAGCTCAATCGCTCGTATATCGCCTTTAAGGGCCTTTTGCAAAAGCACCGTCGCGATCGCCGTCTGGTTCGTCGCGTTTAGTCCCTTCTCCTCGAGCGCTTCTTTTAGCTGTGGACTGAAAACGTCCATCTCCAAAATTTGATTGACTTTCTTTTTTAAGTCCGCTTTTTCCCTTCGAGCCTTACCGGAGGCAATACCGCCTTTTCTCTGGATCTTTCTCTGCTCTTCCTCTGTTCGTTCATTAAACGGAATCAAGTTTTCTGTTCCATCTCTTGGCAATTCTTACCTCCTTTCTGTTCAAAGAAAAAAGCCACAAGTTTTTATACTCATGACTTCGTTTTATAATCTAAAAGAGGGGTTACTAATTTTATTTCTGGCAAACAAAAGGCCCCAACAAAGGGGCTAGATACAACGCAATGACACGGATTCGCACCGTGGCTTCCTCTATCAAGGCGTACTCCTTCTATACTATCTCTTACGTTTTCTATTGTAATTATACCACTCTTTTGTCACTCTATCAACCATTGCCCACTCTTTTGTTGTCGGATTTGTACCGCCTTTTTTACTCACTTCGTATTCATTATGAAAATAACCATGATGAACATGAGGGATCATTTTTTTGTGTTCATGATCTAGGTCTATCTGTTTATTGCGTTTGTTTTTGCCGTCATTGTAAGTAATACTCTTTAAAGTATTTGTGTGTTTATCAACTAATACGTATACCCTACCTTTAGTCATAGTTTCTATAGGGGCCACTTGTCCACCGCTCCCGTTTTGAGTAACAAACTTGATATTTCCGACTTCATGGACCGTTTTATATTCTGTCCCATATAGTTTACCTTTTTTACTTCTGCCAGAACTTGCACCGCGTCCACCCATGATCTTACCTCACTCTGATTCGTCGAGCATTTATAAATTCACTATTTAAACCGTCGTGTCTCGCATTATGGTGCTCGTTGAAATGTTCCGCCCAGCGCTTTTTCATTTTCCCACTCTGAATCTGTACCGCACTTTTTCCGTTTGGTTTGTATTCCTCAAAATATTTCTTTTGTCGCCAACTACTCCGCCTACTTTGAAAACTTTCTCCTTGTGTCCGAGTTATCCTACGATCTGACTTGTCATAATTAATCGTTTGTCTTGATCCTATTTGCTTCCATTGTTCGCGTCTCTCGTGATAGTTAGAAAACAATTTCTTCTTCAGTCTGATCTGGATCGGATTCAGTTTCGCCTCTGTGCTTTGTGGCAACGTTCCAGCATTGCTTACGCCGCCGCCACCGAGTCCGCCTTTTTTCGTTTTCTTGCCTTTGCCTCCCGAGCTTTTAGCTCCTCTACCGCCCATGTTTCAACCTCTCTGTCGTTTCGTTTTCGAAATAGTGTACTTCGATATCTCCATAATCATACTCAACCGCGCCACCGTACACGATCAGCCTTTTCGGCTTTAATAGCTCGATCATGACGTCCATTCCATCGCGCCATAATTCCATTTGATCGCTATTGTTTTTGACCCCGATTGTACTGATCGCGAGTGTAGCTCCCTCCGGCAAGCCATCAAAGCAAAAAGAAAAGCTGTCTGAATACGCCCACGAGACCGTGGGAATAACCGTAAAGCCGTATCTTTGCATAATCTGACCAATCAACCTCGAGCGATACACGTTCCAAACTTGCATAGCCGCCGGCATATCGATATATAAGCTAAAGTCTGGCGTTAACACGCAATCGAACTCGCCTAGCTTCTCGATATAGTATTCTGGTCGTTGCCATATCCTCTCAAACTGATAATCATCAAGAAAGAAATGCACTCCCGCGTCATAGTCTGGCTTGTTTAAAACGTAATTAAAGCCTTGCAAGCGTTTCGGGACGTGATCCACTGGTTGAAGCGAGGGCATTTCAAAACGCCCTTCCGTGGCCTGCGGATCGAATAGATTGAGATTATATTGATTTATTGTTGTTTCTCTGTGAAATTCTTTTTCTTCTTCCTCTTGCTCTTCTACTTCCGAGCTGAAATTTAAAATTTCATCTTCTGGTAAGTTAAAACCAAAATCAGCCATATCCACACTGAAGATCCCGTCCAGCTCGTCTCTTAACATTTCAGTATCAAAGCCCGTGTCCATATTTAGCTTGTTATGGACCAAGATATAGGCTTTCTTTTGATCCTCTGACAAGTGAGACAAGCGAATGACTTCCGCTTCAGTATACCCGAGTTGCTCGAGCGCTTGTAAGCGTCCGTGTCCTTCGATGATGATATTATTTTCATCGATCGCTATCGGGTCATTATTCCCAAACTCTAGGATCGACTTTTTGATTTTATCGATCTGCTCTTGTGGGTGCAATTTCGCGTTGCCCTCGTATTCTCTCAGATCGGCTATTTTGACTCTTTCGATTTGCATTTTAAACCACCAAAAAACCAGCCCCCAGAAAGGAATAGGGGGGCTGGAAAAGAAAAGTATAGAGTATAGAAATGTCTGGCAAGAGGAAGAACTAAAGAACCTTACCAAAAGCGGACGGGCGGAATCGAACCGCCGAAACGAAAAAATTTTAAAAAATATAAGGAGATCCCATAACCGGGAAAAGTTTTACGAAAGTAAAAACGTGCTGTAACTGTTGGCTTGGCCCTGTCGTCCGCTGGAAGATCTCCGTTTCTCTCGATCTCCCGATAATACAATTTTACCACCTTTTTTTGAACACTTTTCCCAAATTTCAGCGACTTTTTAAAAAAATACTTGTAACCTTTTTTTCGAGGCCTTCGAAGAATGGTTTGATAATATTTCGATAGACTGAGTTTTTTGACATAAACAGCTCGAGGGCCACGCCTTCGACGTTTTTTGATTGTGTTACATATAAGCATTTGATCGCCTCCCAGATTGTAGGTTCACATTCGTTCGTGTACTCATCTATCGCTTCAGCGAACGTGTACAGCCGAATTAGTTCCGGATCGTTTTCTTTAAGGATCACGTTTTTTAAGGCTTCCGGCGTGTTACTTGCTGACTTGCTTTTAATAAACCAATTTTCGTCGAAATTTTGATAAGGGAAGCTGATCTCTTCGATTCGCTCTTTTATCTCTTTATCGAACGGATAGCGTCGAAGCGCGTCTATAAGATAGCCATATCTTGTCTCAATTCGCAAGCGCTCCTCCTTTCTAGCCCCAAGTGGGCTCTAAAATTCTCTTTCATATACGTCAAAGACTCCGACTTTCTGACTATCGCGATAGGCCAGCGCCTCTTCTTTTGTCTGAAATTCGATCTCTTCAAACTTAGTTGAATGATTACAATCCCAGCGGGTACGTTTTAGATATTTTCTAACGACATAAACTTTCATACTATCCCCCGACGCCATTTTGATCGGCTATTTCTTGTAATTGTTGAGCCATACGTGAATTATAATCATTGTTCAATTTATTAATAATCACGTCCTGCATTGTATTTTTTTCTTCGATTTTTTTGAGCTCGTCTTTTTGTGTTTGGATCGTCCGCTGTAGATCGCTGTTGCTCGTTTCAAGCACCCGGACTCGTGTGTTAAGATTGACGCATACCACGAATAGGACGAAGAATACGAACGCGATATTCGCGCATAATAGCTTTACATTATTCGTCATTTTCTCGCCCCTCTTTCCACATAGCCCAGCCGATAAACGCGAGGCCTCCCAGCCACGCAAGCGATAAGCCTCCAAAAATAAGTGTTAATAAGTCCATTTTTACCACCTCGTAAATACATAAAATAACATTGTTAAATAGATCAATGTTTCCAATACATAAACAGATATTGAGAATAGAAACGGAATGACACCAGCGCCCAAGTTATAATCTAAAATCGCATAAGTAAGCCCAATAACAAACATATAGGCCAAACTTACAAATAAACTCACAAGAATTTGGTCGAGATGATTCTCAATGTATTTTTTCATCATTCCACCTCACTCGTTTCTTTATTATATTTATAGGCTACGTACATTATTAAATCCAGTTCATTCTCATAAATATTTCCTATCACTTCGCAATTATCCCAGTAATATTTATCAAAAGGTGCATAAGTAGCAGGGGTCACGTTTAGAAACGATAAGTAAAAACCGATTTCAGTTGTTTGCGTGTGCTCATCTTCAAAATAAGTATATTCACCGAAATCTACGATACAGCCATAAGCACTCGTTCGGATTATATCCCCCTCAAAGATTTCTTTGCCATTCTTATCTTTCAGTCCTGTGGATTGCATGAGTTCTAAATTATCAATCTTTGCATTTTCTCCAAGGCTTTTTCCCATAAACAAAACCGTAGTCGCGTTCCCATCATCATCAAAACGAATTCGTTTGACTTTGCCCATTTCTTTCCATGTCTTATGCCACGCTCTAAATTTTGGAATCATCTTCCACCTCCTCAATCTCAATTCCGGGGCAATCAAACACCCAACCAAAACCAAGTTTTTCTAATTCTTTTTTGGTAAATTTAGTTCTTAGTCTGCTCTGTAAAAAACCTAGGAAATTTTCATCTGTAACGTTTACAAGGTACTAATCTGAAGCTGTAATCTTAACTTCATACCGCTTTTCTTTCTCGACCTCGTAGCCTTCAAGCCAAGCGCGGGCGAATTCATCTGTATTTTCAGCAACCCAATTTCTTACATCTTTTGTTGCGATCCCCTCTTTAAAAATGTAGTACATGACAGTGTACGCACTACTATCAGACGTTATTTCTTCAAAAAAGCCAAAATTGTTTTTTTGTTTAAGACCATTTCTTTTTACGTTATCAATCCAATCCGCCACAAACTGCGGGATTGTTACTTTCTTACGTTCCATAGCACCCTCGACCTTCCCTTGCTCGTAACCAGCCTTATATTTCAAAATTCCATAATCACTGCCCAGCTCATTTAAAATTTCATTGAGCCATACTTTCTGAGTGCCAATGTCTAGCTTCTTGATTCGTGCGATAACGTCTTTTAATTTCATAGATTGTGGTTCGTCTAGTTGTCTGAGATCTTCCAAAACTCCATTAATTGAAATAAGAGTACAGTTAGTGTCCTCATAAATTTTTATCAATTCCTGTTTATTCATTCCGTCACCTCTTTTAATTCTGCTTTCAATTCTGCGATCGGGCTACTTCGAAGCCACCCGAGCCCGTAATGATCCAACTCTTCGAATGTGAACGTTTGTGTAAACTCGACGGTATATCGCGTTTCTTCACCCTCGATCTCCAAAAGAAAAGTCTGTCGTTTTGGATAAAAATTTTCTTGCCTTGAAAGCAAGCTGCGCAAGCTCTCGACTTTCAATTTCGTTTGATCTGCGATCTCCTGTAACGTCCCCGAGGCAACAAATTTTCCCCGGCGGTAATACGCAAACGTTCGGAGCTTGACTGGCGAGCCAAAAAGATCCGTTTCAGTTACCCCGAAAAACATGCACAAATCCTCAACCGCATATTGACTAGGCATACGTTCACCCCGTTCCCAACTCGCGATTGTATTGTGTGCCCACCCCACCTGTTGGGCGAGCTTATTCATCGATAAGCCTTTTTTTGTCCGAAAGCGCCTTAAATTCTCCGGGAATCGTTGACGTTGATCGTTGTCATAATTTATCAATTCCATAGTCAATCTTCTTTCTTTCTGACTGATATCTCGTACAATTGCTTCCCGATCGGTATCGTGTAATTGGTTTCATTCAATTCTTTATCGCTTTTTAATTGTTTCACAAGTCCAGCACATATAGCCCCGAGCGATAATTGCACGTCTAATTTGTTGTATTTTTCCTTCTCCATCTCTGCCAAAACTTCATAGTACGTTTTCTCTTTCATTGTGCCACTCCTTCCGCTTGAGCTTCTAGCCATTCAAATAAGAGCCCGAATTGCTTCACGACTAGTTCGTCGTCATGGTATTTTTTGCAGATCTCAGCGATCGCGTCCACGGTCCAAAACCAATAGCGCTCAGACCCAAAACCGAGGCTTTGCGCGACTTGGTTATTTCGTGCCATGAAGTCCGGGAGCTCGACACTAAAGAAATGTATATAATTCATCGTCCCACTCCTCCACTCTGACATAGATCCCCACGACCTCAGACCAGAATTTCTCAGCGATCTCGCTTGCGACCTGTGCGTCATTTCCCCAAAACCCCACCTCGGTCATGCAATCCTTGAATAACTTTTGAAGGTTGTCCGTGTCTGGCGCGGTTGTCTTGTACTGGCCAGACCGTACCCCCTTAATCATCGGGAAGCACCATTTGACCGTAAGGCGTACTGGTCCTTTTAATTTGTCTGGTGGAACGTGACGCGCAAGTAAACTCTCAAATTTCGCCCGTGCGTTTTTCAGCTCTTCCGGCTCGTAAAAAATCGGCTTACCATTTCTCACGTTTACTTTTTTCTGCTGGTGTGTCGTTGTTGGAATTTTTTCCATCGGCAAAAAAAACTCAATCATTTTTCGCCACCTCGTCCCGTGTAGTCGATACCGGTCCATTTTCCAGTCTCTCTGTCATAGGTAATATATCCAGCTGTCCTGAGCTGGTCCTTAACCCAATTTAAGAGAAGTGGTTGATTCGCGATCCATTTCAAAACCTCTGAATCTGAATACCAAAAATCTTGACCCGGTAACGTGTGATAAAGTGGTGGCATTTTTTTACCAATATCCAAATTGACCGAATATGTTTTTTTCTTTCGTGCCATAGTTTTTTACCTTTTTTAATTTTGCACTTTCTTTTTACTTTTTCTTTTTACTTACCACGCTATCGCGCTAAGTCCAAGTTAGGGGACAGGGTTACAGGGTTACAGGGGGCGGGAGCAAAGCCCCCCTGTTCCTGTTCCTGTTCCCCTTGGACCTCAGGGACATTTTCCTAAATATCTCTCCTCAAAGAGGGAGATATTCTGTCCCTCGTTTTGTCCCTGAGTTCTCGGGTTTGTCCCTAGAGCTTCAAACACGCATGGTTATGCGATTTCTCAGGGACATTCTCGGGTTTGTCCTTGTCCCTAGAGACATCTCAGGGACTCAGGGACATTCTCGGGTTTGTCCCTCAGGGACAGGGACATTCCCGAAGTTGTCCCTCGGGTTTGTCCCTCGGGTTTGTCCTTGTCCCTAATTTGTCCCTGAGTCATTTTTAGGTAAAATTTGGTTATTTTTGACTTCAAAATCACCATTATTTTTTACCCATCTTCGGATTGTTTTTTCAGTTACCGGCTTATCTTCTGTTAAAAAATACCCTACCACGTCATCTAATTCAACGGGATTGATTCCGTCAAATAATACTCCCATAGCCGTTGTGAATTTTTCGTCAGCGGACTTTTTCTTCTTATCGTTAGCCTTTTTACTGTCTAAATTGTTTTTCCAATTAGGGGTATTGTCCTCTAGCTGAATATCAGTCAAAACCCCCGAATCGTCCAGAAAATGTACTGGATAAGAAAACCACATATTGATAGGTTTGAACTTGGCAAACTCCCGAAGTGTACCTTCCACGCGCCACGCTGTCGATATTTCAATCACTCGACGGGCTTGTTCGATCTTCTCAGTCCAAGGCTTACGATCGAGTATATTCGGAATTGCTCGTTCAAAGTGTGTCCGCATAGTTGCAGCGCTTTGCAGATCGTCGAGCGTAACTTCCTCTTGGTAATAGTCAATGTTTCTTGCTCGAATCGCGTCCTTATAAATTCGTGTGGCCGTGTGGTTGATTCGTTGCGTGTATAACTCCTCTGTGACGTCAAGCTCCACTAAGTCGATCAGCGCGTCTGGATCTCGAGCGAATACGCCCGAACCGCTGGCCCGGTCCATTGATTTTTTGCCCCCTTGAGCACCTTTTGAGTGGTGGTGGCAATAAATAACGGAACAGCCCAGCTCTGTCGCTACTTTGTCAAATTGATTTGTAAAGTGCGCCATCTGGTCCGCGCTGTTTTCGTCACCCGTCAAGACTTTATAGATCGGGTCAATAATGACGGCTATATAGTTCTTTTTGAGTGACCGGCGGATCAGCTTCGGAGCGAGCTTGTCCATAGGGACCGTTTTTCCGCGCAAGTTCCAGATATCAATATTTTGGAGATTGTTCGGTTGAAGCCCCATTGCTTCGTACACGTCCCGGAATCTATGGAGACATGACGCACGGTCTAACTCGAGATTGACGTATAGGACTTTGCCTTGCGTACAGTTCCACTCGAGCCATTTCTTACCCTCGGCGATTGCGATTGACATTTCAATTAGACTAAACGACTTACCGGCTTTTGACGGCCCAGCGATCAGCATTTTGTGCCCTTGGCGAAGGACGCCTTCAATCAATTCAGGGGCTAGGTCTGGTAAATTATCCCAGCTATCGCCCAGTCCTTCCGGATCAGGCAAATCGTCGTTCAAGTCCTCGATATACTGGTACCACTCTTCCCAGTTGCGTTTTCCGATATTCGTATCAACTAAGAATTGCTTCTGGCCGTTACGCTCGAACCCGGGCATACGGGACAAGCGCGACGGGTTGCGGTTTTGTGTATCGACTGAGATTCCGTTTTTTTGGCATATCTTATATAGATAGTCAACGCGCTTTCTGTACTCCTCATAGTTGCCGGCGTCCACTTTTACAATAGCGTGTAAGGACTTGTTCCCGCTGTACACAAGGGCCACGATCGGCAATTCCAGCTCTTTATAGATCGCGTTTTGCTTTTCTACGTTCATGCTGTCCGATTCGACAAGTGCGTACCGATAATCGGTTACGTTCTCGTTTTTGGCTCCCTTGCCATCGAGCGGGTTGAATCGGATCCACGCGCCAGCTTCCTTATGGTAATCACCGAGGACGGCCCCGATATCGCCGTTACACTTGGAAAGTTGCTCAATCAGTTGCCCCGCGGTCCGGTCATAGGCTCCCTTCGTTGGAAGCCATTTTTCTATTTCGCCCGTCTCGTCGTTTACTTTTGGATAGCTTTCCGTGACGTAACCGACATTCTCGGACGATTCAAACAAGGCCTCGAGGTATTTAATAATCTCTTGTACTGGATTCCAGTTTGTAGGCTCATGAATCTCTTTCCCCTCGATCCAGTTCTTATCAATGACGCGATAGTCTCGATCGATCGTATCGTTCCAATCGAGCTCATGGGCTCCCTCGCTATCGCTTGAGTATGGATTGCCCCAGCCGTGGTCTTTTGCTAGTTGGACAATCGTTCCACCTGTTACAATGGAGCCGGCCTCTTCGTTGAAGGTGTCCCACTTCTTAAAACATTCAAATTTACGGTACCGAGCCGGATCTCGTAAGGACCAATTATCCCAGTCGGAAGCTGTGTACCCCTCGTGTTTTAAGGCCATTCCGACGTTGATCCACTCTTGATAAGATAAAATCGAGGGGTCAATATGGTCTAGTAATGGTAATAAGTCAAATTCTCGTTCCATTAGTCCCCTCCTTTCCATTTCTTGTACACTTTTGTAAAAATTTCTTTTACGAGCTCTTGTGGTATGTTTGAGCGTTCGTTATATGACGTCGAGAAATCTTGCCAAGTAACCTCTGGTTTATTCGCTTCGTTGTTAAGTTGCAAGTCAAGGTTACTGGCAAACTTTGTTGGTTTTTGAATAGGGTATCCGTAATTGTTGTATCGAGTCGGGTTCTTAAACGGTAATTCAAAGCCTATGACTTCTTCAATGTATCGCCATATTCTCCCACTAGCTGGGTTTTCAATGATGAAAAACTCTGGCTCGTATCGTTTAATAATCTCGATCGTATTAAATACACACAATTCCCCATTAACTCTCTTCATGAATTGTCGATCGTACTTGTAATTGTTGTACGCTTGTTCATAATCTCGACTGTTTCGGATCGTGAACGGGCTTGGCTCCCTTTGCGGTTTGAAAAGACTGTCTGATAGATCTTCTTTCTTCCAGCAAGCGTTACCGTTAGGAATCGCGCTCGCGTTGCTCCAGCTCTCACAAGGTGGACTCGCAATAATTAAGTCTGGTTTTGGTAGCTTATCAAGCGTATCGAATAAGGTATTATCTCCAAACAAGCGACTATAATCGGCAAGGTTTAAATTTATGAAATGATTATTCTTGTGCTCGATATCAATCCCTACCGGGTATATTTCAATATCACATAAGCCCTTATCGTTTAGATCCTTAACGCCTTTTGTATAGCTCCCGTCCTCGGTGATTACCATAAAGGGCCCAGACAATCATTTTTTTCAATTAGTTCTCCTTTCTAATTTGGTACATATTCGCTCGCTTTGATCTGTGGCGGTATTCTCCACCCATTCGCTGCGATTCGATCAATCATGCTTCGAGCGCTCTCAAAGCTCCACATTCCGACATTGCGGAAGCCTCGACTTTCGAGGAAGCGGATCTGCTTCGGTGTCGTGAGTCCTTCGCTCTGGCGCTTGTGCAATCGGTCAAGTAATATATTCGCTTTTCCAGCGTTGCCCACCTCATCGGTAAAGATCCCGTATTTCTCGAGGGCCTTGAGTTGTTTTTCAGACGGCGGGGCCATCTCCCAGCCAAAATTCGGAATATAGCTCGAAAGATCTTCCGCATGAATTGACATTTCGAATTGAAGCGGATCGACGAGTTTTCTCTTACGCTTGCGCATTTCTGCGAGCTGTTTTGCGAGGGCTTCTTCGCGTTCTGCGACGACGTCCTCCGTGCTTTTGGCTTCCATGGCTTCGAGATCGAGCACGACGCCCGTCTCTTCTTCCATGTTTTCGACCATTTTTTTAGTCACTTCCGGGCTCTCACAAATTAAGTGAGCAGGGCGACAAAGCTCATGCCGTTCCGTGTGCCATAAGAAATCAAGCAGAAGAAGCTCTTCTTTCCCGGGAAAGAGACGCGTTCCACGGCCCACCATTTGAGAATAGAGCGCTCGGACCTTCGTCGGTCTTAATACGACCACGCAATCAACCGACGGGCAATCCCAGCCTTCCGTTAGTAGCATTGAATTACATAGGACGTTATAACGCCCTTTCTCAAAGTCCTCGAGCACTTCGGCCCGATCTTTCGATTCGCCGTTGACTTCGGCTGCCTTAAAGCCTCGCTCGTTCAAAATATCGCGGAATTTTTGGCTTGTCTTAACTAGCGGAAGAAAGACGACTGTTTTTCTGTCCTTGCAATACTTGGCCATTTCGTCTGCGATCTGTACGAGATACGGATCGAGGGCCGTTCCAACGTCACTCGCTTTAAAATCTCCCGCGGACATTGCCACGCTTGATAAATCGAGATCGAGCGGAATCGTTAGAGCCTTAATCTTGGAAAGGTAGCCTTCCTTGATAGCCTGTACGAGTGAGTATTCATAAGCCAAGCTGTCAAAGTACGATCCGAGATTTTTCATATCGCCCCGGTCTGGTGTAGCTGTAACCCCCAAGACTTCCGAGTCTTTGAAATGGCCCAGCACTTTTTGATAACCGTCAGATATCGCATGGTGCGCCTCGTCAACGACGATCACGTCGAACCAGTCGGGCGGGAATTGACTTAAACGCTTTTCCCGTTGCATGGTCTGGACTGATCCCACGACCACTCGATACCATGAACCTATAGACGTGCTTTCAGCCTTTTCTAGCGCTGTACCGAGGCCCGTCGCGGTCTTGAGCTTGTCGCTTGCTTGATCCAGTAGTTCGGATCTGTGAGCGAGCACTAAGACGCGCTTCCCTTCTCTGACTTGATCTTCAATGATCTTTGAGAATACGACGGTTTTCCCCGTCCCAGTCGGGAGGACTAGAAGAGTGCGTTTCCGACCTTCTAGCCACTCACGCTGAACGGCTTCCCGTGCTTCTTGTTGGTAGGGTCTTAACTCCATACTTTAGAACCTCCTTATTAGAACGGCCCTCCTGTGAAGCCTCCCTGTGCTGGTTGTTGTGGTTGTTGTGGCTGATATTGTGGCGCTGGTTGTTGGTACGCTGGGGCTTGTTGTCCCGGTTGTGCGTTTAATACTTTCGTATAGTCCACGTCCTCCGAGTAAATCATGCCTTTTACTTCGTTGTACTTGTTCCCGTTGTACTCACGAGATCCAACCTTACACACTCCAACTTTACCGATGATCGCGTTCCAGTCCATACGAAGGGGCTCGCCTTTGCGTTTTTGTCCAATAGCTCCAAAGAACGCTGAAAGCATACCTTCCGTTGAGCTGTGTAAGAAGAGATTGTGGCGCAATTCTGTTTCGCCTTCGTTTGCTACGATGGTAAGGTGTACTGTCGCTTTAGGACAAGCTGGCAACTTGCCGGGATTTTGAGGGTTTGGCATGTGACGTCCGCGCTCGTATTCCTTGACTGTGAACCAGTATAGGCCGTCTGGTAGAAGGACAAATTCCGAGTCCTTTTGGATTGTGTCGTCCCAGCCAATTTCGCGTTCGAAGTTGTTGTTATATTGTTGTTGTGTCATGATGATTTTCTCCTTTAATTCTTATAAATTGTTAGTGTTAAATGGTAAGTCTGGATCTTTCCGGATTTGGTTTTGAATGACGTCAAGCGTCGCGTCCCAATTCGCCACGATCATATCCCAATAATTGCTCGGGAAGTTTTCGATCGGGGTTCCCATCGGGAAGTGTCCGCGAATATAAGCGACCTCTTGTAACTCGTTTTCAGTTACGTTATTCGGTGCCATTAAGTCGATCAATGCTTTCGGCAAGAGTCCCACTTGTGGAGCTCGTCCCATTTCTTGGGCCACTTCTTGAGCAACCTCTTGCAATTGCTCGTTAATGTTTTGCTTTTGTGGCTCTGGTTGTGTAGCTGGTGCCGGTGCCGGCGTTTCAGTTGGTACGGGAGCCGGTGCGTTGAAGATATGGGCCACGCTCTCAAACGTAAACGGGAGCTGATCTGGTAAGCCGTGACGGTTTTTCGCGTCCCACGCTGGCCGGTGGTTCGTGTACATGACACGCTCGCCTCCTTGGGCCTTTTTCTTCCCTGTGTCCGTGGTCATGACGATTGTCTTATAATTCGCAAATAGCACCATATCGGCCCACTCTTTGACCAGTGGAGCCGTTTTTGAGCTGGTCTTTTGCCCAAGTTTTAACTCGTATCGGTCATAAGATCCCATCTCGTCCGGCTGTTCAAATTTCTTAATTTGTGCGTGAGCTGTCAAAATGACGTTGATCCCGTTGTCCACTAGCTCGGATAAGCTATTCAATAGACGCCCGATCTCTTCCTGTACGTATGTATAACCCTTGCCCCAGCCGAAATCTTCGATCCCGTTCTTTTGGTGTTGCGAGCATACATAATCGACCGCGAGTTGTTCGGCCCAGTCGATCGTATCAATGACTAGCGTCTTACACACGCCCGGGTTTGCCTTGATAAAAGAAATTTCGTTTTTGAGCATTGCCCAGCTTGTGGGCTTGTCCATACGGGCCACGTCCATATTATCGGTTGAGCCTTCCGTATCGATGAAAACGGGCTCTAGGAATTGACTCGCAAAGCTAGACTTTCCGATTCCTTCTGGGCCATAGATCACGACTTTTTGCGCCCGCGCTTTCCTTCCTCTTGTGATTTGCATTTTTTAGTCCTCCTCGTCGTTGTCGCTCAAAAGCCCGCGAAGAAAGTTTTCAAAGTGCTTGCGTTTCGCTTCTTCGATCTCTTTCGTGAGATCTTTTGGTTCTTCCCCGTCGAGCGTTTTGAGTGTGTATTCAGCTTCTACGACAAGAATCTCGCCTCCGAACGCTTCGGCCACTTTTTGCATTTTGTCGCCTTGTTTTTCCATTGCCTTGAGGCTACCGGTTGCAGCGTCTTGCAGATCGTCTGTCCAAGTTGAGCTATACGCAAAGGCTTTCTCGTTGCTCTTATAACTCACTAGATACTCGCCTGTTTCTTTATTTCGAATAACGGTAAATTTTTCTTGTTTTTTCATGATTTTTCCTTCTTTCTGTTTTTAAAAGCCATTTTGCCAAGTTGGAGCGATTGTGTTTAGTGCGCCGTTCATTGCTCCGTTTTGAAGTGCATTTTCAAAACTGTTGGGCTCGATACTGTACCCGTCCTCGATAATGACGGAGCACTCGCCACCAGTTGAAACGCGAGTCGCGATAGCTTGCAAGCCCTCTTGTTCTAGCCACGCCCCAAATTCTGCTAGTGTGATCTGGTCCATCTGCTCGAGCTTGTCAATCAAGACGAAGCCACACTCTGGCTTGAGCTTGCGAACGATAGCCGTTGCCACTTGTAATTGTTGCGAGCCGGACATATTATCCCAGCGTTGACCTAAGTATAAGAGCTCGCCATCTTCCACGGACAAGCCCGGAAGCGGTAAGTCCGCGTTTGTGAGTAAGTCGCGTTTTTGCTTGCGAATACCCTCGATCACAAGATCTAACTCGCGATACTGTTCGCGGTAGCCTTTCGCGTCCTCTTCGGCCTTGTCTTTGTCAAGATTCGCCCGAACTTTAAGATTGATCTGTTCAATGTTCGCGATACTTTCTTCGATCTCTTGCGTCGATTCGTCAATCAGATCTTGCGCGTCTTTGCGAGCGATATCGTAATCTTGCGCGAGTGCTTGTTCCTTTTCTTGCGCTTCCTTTAGCATAGCTTCCAAGCGTTGCACGTTAGCAAGTGCACTCTGATAGTCGTTTTCGATCTTCGCTAGATTCTGGCGCTTGCGAGCATTTTCGCCGTTTCGTCCGAGGATCTCTTGTTGCTGCTGGATAAGATCAGCAATTGAAACGAGTTCTTTTGGTGCGTCTGGATAGTACGGCTGTTCTTTCGCGAACTTTTCTTTCTGGTCAGCAATGACGCCGATCGCGTGTCGCTCTTGGTACTTGGTCTTTTCTTCCATTTCAAGCTGAACAAGCTGATCTCCCACGCCGATAATTTGTAAGAGCGTTGACGCTTTTTCCTTGTCGTTCATCTCCATAAACTTGGGAAGATCAAGGGCTAGTTCTTCGACGAAGCTATCAAGCAATTTCTGGCCGGCCTTGTTTCCACTTGGGTCAATAACTTTTAGATCGCTATTCTTACCCTTACGCTCAACGATAAGGCCATTTGATAGCGTGATTTTAAGACTTGGGGGAATCGTTGATCCCTCGCGCTGTGCCTGTGAGGGTTTGTATTTATTGCCACCTAAGGCCCACGCTATCGCGTCCAATACGCTTGTTTTGCCTTGGTTGTTGTTTCCCCCGACGATTGTCAGCCCTTTCGCTGACGGCTCGATCTTGACCGCTTTGACGCGTTTGACGTTTTCGATCTCGAGCTTGTTAATTGTTACCATTTCTTAACTCTCCTTTCAGACGAGCGAGCTCGTCAAGCAATCGTTCTTCCCGCTCAAGTGTAGCTTTCAGAATTTCGGTCTGTTGCAGATTGATAAACCACAAGCGGTTGAGCGCTTTCGATTGTTGCTCAATCTTGCGGGCCTTTTTACCAAACATGGAACGGTACCTCCGGAGATTCGGTATATAGCTTCATATTTTTTCTACGGCTTGCGAGCTCGTCCTCGTATTGCTCGATGACTTGCGCGTTGTGCTCTGGAAGGCCTTCTTCGATAGCTTTGAGCGTTTCGCTTTTAGCGATTCTCATTCTTTTCTTGTGGTCCTTCCACGATACGATTAGGCCAGCAATGAAGCACACGCCCCCGATCGCTACTGTTCCGGCAACTTGCCCAGAAATAATAATTTCATTCATTTCAAATACTCCTTTTCTTTTTCTAAAATTTCGTAAACGTCCCGGACGTCGTACATTTTCTTCTTTCCTTGTTTCCGAAATGCAAGTCCTCGACGTTCTAGCTTTTTAATATAGCCATGATCGAAGCCGAATTTTTTCATCAAGGCTTTTTGATCGAGTGGCATTTGTTTTTCTTCTATTTCTTTTTTCAGCTCGTCTCTCACGATATTCACGATCGATCTGAGATAGACTTTCGCGATCTCGTCTGAGATCAAGGGTGGCAAGTTTAGCTCCTCCATTTCTTCGTTCCTCCAATTGTGCGGGCAAGCACTTTCTGATATAATTAAGTTAGATTTTTAAGCAAGCGCTCGAGCAACTTCGCTCGGGTGCTTTTTTTACGTCCTTCGTTCGTTTTAGTGAACGCCTTCTGTAAAAAAAATTCCGATCTGGTCTTTCGAAAACCCGAGGATCGTCGCGACCTTTATCAATTCGTCAGCGTCGAATGATACCAGACCGTTTTCGCGTTTAGCGTAACGAGCACGATCGGACCAGCCAAGGGCTTTTGCCATATCATCTTGTGTCAATCCTTTCGCGATTCGTTCCGCTTTGATTCGTAAATGATTTACGGTCATAGATTCGGCCTCCTTTCAGTTTTTTATCGTTCTTTCTTGAGAACAATTTAATTATAAATCAAGCGTTCTTTTTTGTCAACACTTTTTTCTAAAAAAAACACATTTTTTTCTTTTTTTAGTATTATTTGTACTTTTTTAGGAACGGTGTTATAATAGAAACATAAAGAAAAGGAGTTGCAACCATGCGGACTAATGACGAAATAATAGACCTTATAAAGGCCTTGTGCGAAGAAAAAAATATTTCTTTAAGTGAGCTCGCCCGTCGAGTTGGACAAGCAAAATCTGGCGTATCAAGATATTTCAATAAGACGAGAACTTTTCCACTCAATCGTGCGAACGCTTATGCAAGCGCGCTCGGTGTCACGCCCGAATATCTGTTAGGTGTGAAGCCGGTCAAGAAAGAGCCTGACCTGTCGGGCTTGGATCTTCGCGAGCTGGCCAAGAGCGCGAAAACGTTCGACGGAAAACCATTAAATGAAGAAGATATCGAAGCGATTGAAAATATCCTCGATATATATTTCAAAGGAAGATTATGATAGAAGAAATTTGTGATAAAGCGGGCGTCACGCTCGCTTACTTTGACAATGACTTGTGGCCACGTCCCGGAATGATCTTATCTGATATGAAGATCATTTTCGTCAATAAGTCACTAACTAGGGAGGCTCAGAAACGCGTTATATTGCACGAACTGGGGCATTTAAACCACACGACGGCCGAATATACCATAAACCCGATTAAGTGCGAAAACGAGGCGAATAGGGCCATGATACACGCGCTATTAAAGGAAGAGTTAGCAGCTGGGGACGCGAGCGAGTTTAATTATGTACATTTTATGGAGCGCCACGAACTAAAAACGACGGCCGATGAATTAATGGTAATAGATGAATACTATCGATTAGTTGGATAAAAGGAGAAAAAACATGGACTATAGCAAAATCAAAGACTTTGCAAAAAAAGCGACCGAAAAAACAGCGGACGGAATTTCTTCGATGAATGAAATGAGAAAGAAAGCTGCCCAAGAAACAAAAATTTCAATCGGGAATACAACGATTCGAAAAACGATTGACGGCCTATATTATATCGGATTCTATTCAGACACTCCCGAGCTGTTTGAATTTGAAAATTTTCAATTTGAAGGCTCTACTATTATAGAGCATACGAAAACGACCGGGACGACCAAACAAAAGGGCAAAAAAGGGAGCGCCCTTTTAGGAGCTGGAATCGGGTCAGCGTTTGGTCCAGTCGGTACAATTTTAGGTGGCGTGATCGGGGCTTCCGGAAAACGAAAAGGCAAAGTAAATACGGACACTATCACCACTCAAAAAGAAAAGCCGGGACTTGCCAAATTGTACTTACGAAATATCGAGACAAACGAAGTCAAGACAATTAAAGCCAAGATCACAAACGCGCAAGCAGATAATATTAAACTGTTTTTCGAATAAACAAAAAAAGCCCCGAGGCAAGCCACGGGGGAAACATGATATAAGTTAAGTATAGCAAAATCATTTCGTTCTTTCAATTGTGCGGGCAAGCCAAACGGAGGAAGACATGATAAAAAAATATACAACCAAACACGGAGAGATCCGTTACTTATTTCAAACCTATCTGGGGATTGACCCCTTGACTGGAAAAGAACGGCGGACCACTCGCCGGGGCTTTAAAACTCAAAAAGAAGCCAAACAAGCGGAAAGAAATTTGCTACTTGACGTGGAAGAGAACGGGCTTCCGTCGAATCAATCGGACGGTTTTCAAGATCCTACATTCGGAGAGATCGCTCATTTATGGTTAAAAAGTTATAAAACGACTGTCAAAGCTAGTACTTTCGGGTTAACCGAAAGCAAATTAAAACAACTTATTAAAAATCATTTTGAAGGAATGAAGATAAAAAAAATATCTGTTCCATACTGTCAAAAAGTTGTTGTATCATTGAGCGAGAAATATGTTTTGTATACACACTATTTGTCAGTTATTGAGCGTATTTTTAAGTATGCTGTTCTAATAGACGTTATTCCGACAAATCCATTCGATAAAGTTATCAGGCCAAAAAGCAAGCCTGTTTCAAAACGTGATAATTATCTTACGAAAGACGAGCTCAAAACATTTCTTGATCTCGCTCGTGGCGCTTCCTTGACTTATTTTTTCCCGTTGGTCCATCTGTTGAGTTATACCGGCCTAAGAAAAGGCGAGGCGATCGCGCTCAAGTGGTCAGATATTGATTTTGAAAATAAACGGATCTCAATCACAAAAACCGCTGCGCGAATCCATGATAGACAAATTATACAATCACCGAAGACTAAAACGAGTTTTCGAAAAATCTTGATAGATGACGCGACTCTTTCCACGCTGAAACGATGGAAGAAAGATCAAATTAAGATATATTTCAGAAATGGAAAGCACTTTGAAGGCGATGATAATTTCATTTTTACGAATGAATCGGCTGACTGGGTACACATTAAAAATTTCACTCGTTATTTCAAAAATTTTATAAGAGACCACGATTTTAAACCAATCACGCCTCACGGTCTGAGACATACCCACGCAAGCCTTTTATTTGCAGCTGGTGTTGAGCCGAAAAGTATATCTGATCGTTTAGGACATAGCACCGTTCAGATAACGCTGGATCTTTACACTCATATAACCGAAGAGCAAAGGGCCGATACCGTGGAGAAATTGCTTGAATATATGGTAATATAAATATGTCGTATTCAGTCCCGTATTCAGTCGCTCACGACCCCTTGAAAAGTCAGTGATATCAAGGCTTTTGGGGGAAATGGCCCCTATTATACCACAATTAGCCTAGTCATT